TGCATTGACATACGACGCAAGTTCTTCATAACTGGATTCGATGAACGGTTCAAACTGCTCTTTACATATCTTATCCAAGAGTTCTACAATCTCGTTCTTGTTCCCAACTTTATTATTAAAAAACTTATTAACAAGAGGTCCAAGATTAAGATAGATAGAATTGTGAACCAATATATCATTTCCAAAAAATTTGTTGGTTTTTTCAGTCTCTAAATCATAAACATCACACTCAAGTTCACCCAAACACTCAATTTTTATCATACAAAAAATCCTCAATTTTTTTAATTATAATATCTGGGATTTGCAAATATTCAGACTCCCATATTATCATAACATCATAACCCTTTGATCTTATGAAATTTAACTTTATCTCATCTTTTTCCCATATTTCTTTGGCAGTATATCCATAGTGAGTTTTGTAATTTGATTCATAAAATTTGGGGTTACAGTGCCAGTAATCTCCATTATATTCAATACATTTTTTTAATTTAGTATCAACATAGTCATAAAAATAATATTGAGTATCAGTCAATAGTCCAAACTCTTTATTATATTCAGCAAAATAACAATTTTCAGTTTTCACTTTCCAAAACAATTCTTGAGATGATTTTGAATAAAAAAATTGTTTATTGTCATAGCAATCTCTATACTTTTTTCTTCCTAGTTCTTCGCCATATTTTTTTATAAAATTGTCAAGAGTTAATGCTTTTAAATTGCAAGTTTTTTGATATTTTATTGTTCCATCAATTTCTCCATATTTTTCAATAAAATATTCTAAAGAAATTCCAGCATACCTTTGTTTTTCAACATAACTTTCATATTTTATTTTTCCTTTATTTTTTCCATATTTTTTAATCATATTATCAAGAGTAATAGATCTTGACTTGTTATATTTTTCAAATTGATCTTCGGTCCACCCATATTTTTGTTTTTTATAGTCATAACTATTAACTATTGCTTGCTTATTTGTGTAATTTTTCCATTTTTTTTCCGCAAGATCTTTACCATATAAAAGCAAAAATTTCTTTTTAGTAACACCCTTTAAATTAATTTTCAATAGTCTATTTAATCTTTGTTTCCAAAATTTTAAATCATAGTTAATAAAAGAACTTATATATTCACATAGTTTATGTTTTGATGAAAATTTATTTTCATATAATAAAAAACATTCTTTAATTTGATTTTTTTGTTGAAGTGTAAGTTGAAAATTATTTTTTTTACAGTAATACTCAACATTTTCTTCAATAGTTTGTTTTCTTCTATGTTTTCTCATCATTTATAAGTTGTTTTGAGACACAGACCAGTATCATTAATATTTATAAAAATATCATCTTCAATAACATCTTGAGGTTTAACTGAAATTAATTCACCACATCTTTCCACAACTAATGAGTGATCTTCAGTTAAAATAACTTCGTTTCCATTTACAATAACTTTATAAAATTTCTTTTTAACTTTATGTTTCATAATATGAATAATTTTATCATCAACAAGATTTTCTCCATCATAAGATTTTGTATATAAATTTAATTCAGATACATTATGAATATAATCATTCTCATCCCGATTACATATCAAATTATTTTCATCACAGACATCATTATAAATATCTTCAATTTTTATTTTTTCTGAATTGATATAAACTTCAGTATCACCAACTACACTATCAGTATCAGATGCAATAATATAATCAACCTCTTTTGTTTTTAAAACTTTATTGATATACTGATTAAGTTTATTTTCAATCCAACGAATTGCAACTTGTCCAGAAAGAGTAATTGCTTCTGCATTTTCCAACTTGTAAAAACGAAAGTATGGGGTGCCTAAACTTCCATAACAGGAATTCAAAGAAATTTTCTTTGCCATTTGAATATTATTACATCTGGAAATTTCTTTTTCTAGTTCTTTTGTAGGGGTTTTTTCATATTTCTCCTTTGCTTCGATCATCTTTTTCTTAAAAATTACCCTATCATTATACATTTTTTCCATAAGTTCCGGTAAAATTCCCCTCACATCTTTTCTATACATAGATCCATTTGGACATACTGCATAGTTTTTATAATCACTTAAATCAGATTCTTTATTCAAAATCTTAGTGACAGAAACATTAGGACATTTTTTATCTAAAAGAGTTTCTGGACTCAAATTAAACATCATAATCAAATGAGGATACATTGAATTTAAATCAAAACTTACAATCCAATCATAACGTCCGAGAATTGGTTCTTTAACATAAGCACCAGCATACTTAGAATTTTTTTCAATTTTTTCTTTCGGAGGAATTACAATATTTCTTTTCTTAAGATAATTGTAGATAATTGTATCCCACATCCTAACTTGAGAAAAAACATCACCATAATTTACTTTGGCATCATATGCCATAGTAATTGCCAATTCAATCAACTTCATCTTGTCTTCCAGACGGTCAACAAGTTCCACGTCAATTATGTTATACTCGCAAAATTTTTGCCAACCATTTGTATAAAAATCCTTAAAAGTATCAAACTCAGAGTGATCTAGTTTCTTTTGTCCAAGTTCAACACTTGCAATGTAATCCAATCGATAAGATTCTTGTGCCTTATAAGTAAATTTTTTATATAGATTAAGATAATCAAGTTGAGTAATTCCACCAACATCATAAGAGATATTGCGACGACCGGAAATATATGATTCCTTTTCCGTCACAAGACCCCAAGGAGAAATTCTTTTCATTAATTTCTCGCCAAGAACTCTATCAACCCTTCGGACAAGATAAGGAATATCATACAGTTCACTATTCCATCCAGTTACAACTTCTGGAGTATTTTCTTCAATCATCCACCAATGAATAAAATCATTCAATAAATCATATTCAGTGTCAAATGCTTTGTAAATTAGATTATTCTGCTTATTTACAAATGGTCCTCTACCCCAAGTTCTTATTTGTTTTGTAGAATAATCCTGAATTGTAATCAAAAGAACTTCTTCTGCAGCAGATTCTACATCTGGGAATCCATTTTCTGATGCAACCTCAATATCAATCGTTGATATTTTTATTTTTTTAGTATCAAACTTAATTTCATCTTCTGAGTATTTATCCGAAATGTACTGATAGATGTACCCAGTATTACCATAAATCTTAAAATTTTCTACGTCTTCATATCTTTGTATAAACCTTTTACAACTACGAACAGTGCCTGGTTGAACTGATTCAACATATTCACCCTCTAAAGTTTTATATTTTGTTTTTTTATTTGATGGGACGAAAAGAGTTGGATTAAATTGGTCTCGAAACATAACGTGCTTTCCATCCTCATATCCGCGAACCAAAAAGTGGTCCCCGACCATTTGCACATTAGTATAAAAACGATTAGACATAATAAATTGTAAAATTACCTTTTGATTATTTTTTCACTATACTCTTTGTATCTAATATATGTTTCATATTTTTGATTATGTATTACTGCATTTTTTCCCCAAAAATTTTCATAAGCAATAATAAACATTGAAAAATAATGCCAATGATTTTTTGGTAAATATGAAGGAGAAAGACATACAAAAATTCTATCGAAATTATAGTCCTTAAAATTATAATCTTCTTTTTCAAAATTATTATAATTTTTACAATAATTTTGATTTATTTCATTTCTTATTTTATTTTCACTATAATGATTTCCAATCCAAGTAAAAGAGTTTAATTTTCCTTTACTATTAAGCCAAGCACCCCAATTTCCTTCACTAACAGAATTGTATTCGGACAAATTTCGATACTCTAATCGATTTGTAAAATCTAGATCATCAGACATTGTTCTGTAAAATCCGTGAAAAAAATCGTCGTGATGATCGATATTAATTATATCAATATTATCAGAATCTGCAATATCATACAATATACTATCGTGATCATATCCAAATGATACCTTATCACAATTTTTAATAGATTTTAAGAATGTACTGTAACAATAAATTAAATTTGATTCATTAATTTTTAAATCTTCTTCAGAAAAAGGAAAAAATTCAAAGTAATTTTCCCACCTTACAAAGCAATTAGAATTAAATAATTTATCATCATAAATTTCAAATTTAGAATCAACTATGTAATCAAGATCAATACTTAATACTTTCATTTTTCATTCATTTGTGAATATTTTTCAATAAGATTTTGATTTGGATCGCAGATAGTAAGAATTTTATCAGAATGAATCATAAAGTCACTTTGATTCGTATAATCACATAACCAAGATTCTAGAGTAAAACCTAACCCAGTTATTTCAGGATCTTTGATAATAAAAGGTCTTATAATTTTACAATCAGGTTCACCAAGTTCTGAAGGAACTTCTTCAATCTCCCCCAAAAGAATTATGTTGTTCAGAAGAACTATCATTTTCAAGTTTTCCATTTATTTTTTCCTCATACATTTTTTTAAGCATTGGCACTGGTTCAACAACAGTAACAACAAAATTTGGACGAACTGGTATTTTTTCTTCAGCAGATAAAACAATCCAAGGAGTCAGAGTAATATGAAATTCAGTTTCAGTATTTTCAATATTTTCAACTAGGATTGGATTTCTTTCACATATTACACTGTGCGGATTATCAAATAAATAACCAACTACATTTTCTTCGGAAATAATTTCCTTTACATCTGCTATTATATGTTCTCCAGTTTTCAATACGGAAAGTTTAATTGTCATTTTTTAGAATCATTTACTTTTTTTACAGTATTATGTAGATTTTTAAGTGCCTGAATAGTTTCTGAAGTTTCTTCCCAAATCCAAACTTCTTCGTGCCCTTTAGAATCAATTTTTTTACTTTGTTTAGTTCCCATACATTATTTCAATATATGCTCCATTATACCAAAAAGAAAGAAGGGAGTCAACCTGGATTTTGCCAGGGACTCCCTTGCGGCGACGATATTTGGGTATCACCCAATATATTTAGAACCAGTCTTTTCTCTTATGGTGTTCTGGAATAACTTTACCCAAAACAACTGTTAAAAGCCCATCCTCAAAATCAACTGATCTAACTTCCGTGTCATCAGAGAGTGTCCACGCTCTAGTAAAACTCCGTTGAGCCAGACCTTTGTGCAGGTAGTTAGTTTCCGTTTCTTTATCTTCTTTTTGACCTTCGACAAAAAGTTTACCATCTTGAGTGTAGACATTAACTTCTTTTTTTCTAAATCCAGCAAGGGCAAGTTCTAATCTTGACTCAACATTACTTACTTTGATAAAATTATATGGTGGATAATTTGATGTAGTTTCGTGAAGATTAAATAAACGGTCAAAATATTCATCCATTCCAATACTATTACGTGTGATTCTATCCATCAACTGTGGAAGATCTGCAGCAGTATACCTTGTCATGTTAGTCATTTTAGTAACTCCTTTTTAAGCGAGGTTTGATTGTATGGACCCTTTCGGCATCCACTAATAATTATACAAGAAACATAAAAAATGGGGATGTTGATGTCCCCACATTCTTATTCGGTTTCCTCAACCTTTTTCTTTTTTGCACCAATATTATATTTTGTTTCCAAAATCCAATCTTGCTTATCTTTATAAGCCAAAACTTTGATTTGGTTTAATGGAGCAATGTTTTCAATTTTACTGACATCAACAATCTCAATCAATCCCCAATCAGCAAGAAGTTGAGCGATACGATTTCTACGCTGTACATCATTTACCGTAAGATTAGCATGTTTACCATCTAAAGCAAAAAGTTCTTTGAAATGAACCAGAAAATAACGACCTTGCTTATGAAGAATATGGCACGATTGATAGAGTTTTTTCTCCTTTCTTGATGCAACTCCAATGCGAGTTAAAGTTTCTCGAACTTTCAGAAAATCATCAGGTTCATGAAGAATAACTTCAACCATTTGGTCTGTTGACCACTTCACTTCAGGTTCTTGAACGACACTCATTTTTTCCCTCCAGTTTCAAATTTCGATTTAATAAAGTTAAGTTGTTCTTTGGTAAGAATTTTCAAAGCCTGTTTTGCCTTTTCATTACTATAACCATAATATTTTTTGACATATTCAAGATCTTTGATTTTATCTTGTCGGAGCCAGGGAGAAAATCTCGTCCTTTTCCTCAGACTATTTATATAAAAATCATATTGCATCTTTTTAGGTAAAAAATGATACTTATTCATTTCATTAGTAAACATAATACAATCTATCTCCCCCGAAAGGCAGCGATTAATAACATAAGGAGGATATTCCTTCTCAAGTGAGGGGTCTTCTTCAATCAGGTTCTGTTTCGTTTTATTGATCGACTTTAACCAATCCTTCAATTCCATAATTAAAAAGTAGTAGTTCTTTACGTTTCTTTTGCTCACGCATATATTCACCAACCGACCTCATTGTATATGTAAGGTCAAACTCAGCGGCATTCCAATTCTTAAAACGGTCTTTTACCAATTGGTCTGAGTTGTAACTAATAAGTTGGTCCACATTACAAGCATCACAATCAGTAGCAAACTTATCATGATCAAATCCTTTGTGCATCGATCCCTTACGTCCATAAAGATTATCCTTAATATCATAAGGAGGATCGAGATACACAAACGCACCCATGTTTCCATCCATCAGGTAATCATAAGAATAATTAGTTATACGCCATTTTTCAATCAGTTTAGAATACTCTGGAAGTTTTTCAATTCCTCTCATAGAAAAATTGGAATTAGATGCTTGCTCTGAAAATGAAGAACTCTCTGTGAGACCACTGAAACTACACTTATTAACGATATAAAAAGCACATGCCCGCTCTAAACTATTCTGATGAATATCGTTAATAGCAATTTTTGCATCACTAAAAAGTATTTTTGCTTTATCTGGAGTGCTATTTGAGGATTTAAGATTGGTAAGAATGTCTTTCATCTCATTACCAAACATCTGGAGTTGCTGCCAAAAGTTTACCAATGGTTCGTATAAATCATTAACCCAAATATCTAGGTTTGGATATTTCTTGGTAATATAAATCGCAACACTTCCCCCACCAAGAAATGGTTCTCGGAACTCATCATAGTTACGAAGATCTGGAAAATAGGGATCCATCTTGACGCAAGCACGAGACTTGCCTCCAGGGTACCTCAAGGGTGTTTTAAGAGACTTCATAATCAGATTTGTGATACTTCAAATACTCAAAAAATGTGAGTTTCATTTCTTTCTGCGTCATACCACAATGTTTTGCGGCAGCAGGAAGAGTCATTTTAGCACGAAAGAGACCTTCATTTGCCTCTTTCACATTCTCAGGAGTAGTTTTCACTTTTTCTTCTACAAAAGAATTTTTATTAATTTTGACTAGACTCATTTGAAATTACAACATATTATTACAATAGTTTATGTTTTTTTCTTTGGTTTTCTTCCCAAGGAATAACTCTTAAATTTTCAACTTTAGCAACTTCTTCTGGTGGAATATTATTAATATATCCTTCATAAACTGGATATATATGGTCCAATTGATAACCACCATCAACTCCACATTTGGTTCTTGGTTTATGTTCTGGGTTAATCATATCATAATGTTTAACATAATTAATCTCACTTAATTTATCTACCAAATAACGATATTGTTTATATTTTGTTTTTTCATTATCTGGAAGTTTATTCCAAGCAACATATCCAAGTTCCTTTAAATTTAATCCAGCATTCCAAGGAATGTAATTTTCCTTTGCTTGCCGCATTTTTTCTAAAGTTTCATTTGAATATATTTGAGTTTTTCCTTTATTCCAAGGTATTTTTCCTCTATTAGATTTTTTAATTTTTTCCTTTGTTTCTTCAGTTAAAGGTTTTCTTGGGTAAGAAATCCTACCAAGAACAAAACTATCACCAGGACATTCAATTGACCTTTTATTCACTTTACCATTATTCCACCATTTTGCTCCTTTCTCTATCATAATACCAAGTTGCGTTTGCTATAATTATTTATACAAAAGCAACTTTATACTATTTAAAATTACATTCAACCATTAATTCGGTAAGACAGGCAAGCATATTTATTTCTTGGTCGGCACAGAAGGAAGACTGATATTGATACTTAGCAAGCACAAGCACAGCAGCAGGAATGCTATTGTTTTCAAGAGCATTGTAAAGAGCATCGTAAATACGACGCATAATTACAGATACATCATTATCAAGATTAGATACCACCCACTTACGGACTTCAGGGAAGTTTTTTTCCTTAAGGTTTTGGATAAGATTATTTACGGCAACATCTGAAAAGGATGCCAAAATACCAGAATCAATTTTTCCTCCAGTTGCATACCTTTGACATTCATTTAAAACTCTTCTGAAATCTGGAAAGTGCTTTGAAATAATTTCAACAAGTACTTTTTGTTCGTATTCAATTCTTTCTTCATCCAAAATAGTTTGAAGTCTCTTAAAGAATGATCCTGCAAGTTGTGCTTTTTGCTTCCCCCTAATGTTAAAATCGATAACAGCGCATCGGGAATGGAGGGGTTCGATAATTTTGTTTTTGTAGTTACAAGTGAAGATAAATCTGCAATTGTTATAAAATGTCTCAATATTCGCCCGTAATAGGAGTTGAACGTCGTTGCCAGTGTTATCCGCCTCATCGATAATGATGACTTTGTGTTTAGAAGATCCCGCAAGTGATACGGTCGAAGCAAAGTTCTTTGCTTGGTTTCGTACAGTATCCAAGAAACGTCCTTCGTCGGATCCGTTGATGACATAAAAATCTGCACCCAATTCGTTACATAATGCTTTTGCGATTGTGGTTTTACCAATACCAGGAGGTCCTGCAAGAAGAAGATTAGGAATCTCACCCTTCTCTACAAACTCCTTAAATGTTTTTTTAGTTTCATCAGGGAGAATACAATCGTCAATTACTTGAGGACGATATTTCTCCACAAAAAGGAAATCACTGCTCATAATTAAATCCAATCAGGTTTTTTCAAATAAGAACTTGGGACAATCTCCAACCATTCATTCCCATCAAAAATATACAACTTGCGTGTATCTTTATCAAGGAAAACATCACCTTTTTTATACATTATACCCATTCAGGTTTGCGTTGTGGCATACGAAGATAGTTCTCAGACACCCAAGGTTTGGATGCAATATATCTTTTGTATGCTTCAAATGTATCAATAGTTTTGTCAAACTTCCATTCCTCAGGCATAGCACGAGCAAATGGTGTCACTTCTGTAATCTTACCCTTTGGAAACAAATAATATGCATCCACAAGAGTTTTATAACAGGAGTGAGTTTTATTATACCTCAGGCAGTATTCATCACACAAGTTGAGACCCCATTTAATTAACCAATAGGCATTGTTGATATTCTCCATTGCCCATTTGGTGCAGGGATGATTGCGAAATGCACCTTTTTCGGTTTTATAGGGGGTGCCATCAGTTTTGGGAAGAGTGCCGTATCCATATCCCCACTTATCAGAAGCAACAATAGAAAGCATTTGGCATGTTTCAACTGGCATCTTCACTATTAATTTGTCTGGAAGTACAATTGCACTTTCCGCAGGAAATTTGTTTGTCACGAAAATGTTCATAATAATTTGCAAGTTTCCTCAACTCTTCAATTGTAGCATCTTTTTTAAGAATATTTGCTCTCCTACTAACAATAATAATATTTTCTTTAATATACCCCATAGTATTGTCTATTCTATCAATACTTGGAGCATACATCCAAGATTCTCTATTTTCTCTTTTGAGTGGAAACCCAAAAACAGGACAAGTATCTGGAATATCAATATCTTCTTTAGTGAGAGTAAACTCTATGTTTGACTTTTTTGCCCTCTGTTTTGCATTATCATAAAGAACTTTTTTAGCATCAAATTTCCAATCTCTATCTCTTCTATCTTTTTCATTTAATTTTGCGGAACATTTTTTACAAATATCTCTTGTGCCAGAATTAATATTCCATTTTTCAATTAAACTAAATTTATTGAGATTTAGAGATTGGTTACATTCTTTACAAACTTTGTATCTGCTTGGATTTTCTTCTCGGTGTTTCATGCCAAATTCTCTTGCATTATATACATTCATACATTTGCGAGAGCAAAACTTTTTTTGTCTTTTACCAAGAGTAAAATTACATTCCAAACAATACATTTGCTTACATTCTAACTACATAATTATTTATAAAAAAGAATACTTGCAAATGTATTCATCAAAAACAATATTTTTTCAAAACATACTTTACTTCATTTGGTTTATCTTCCATCCAATATGCCTCATATTCTATTCTACTCTTTGAATTAGACAAACTCAAGGAATTATTAAGACTATAAAGTTTATCATCAGAAAGACGCATTTTGTTTTGAGATATGCCAAATGGATTAAATCCATTACAATAATGTGCTACATGTACAGATTCATGATATACAGTTTCATTTATATAAAACTTAACATCATGCCCACTTTTTTTAATATTATCTGTGCATATCACAAACTTTTTTCTTGAGTTAGTATAACCGAAAAATTCTTTATTCTTTTTGCATAACTCAATATTTTCTCTCACTTGATAGTTTTTCTTATAAACCATATCAAGAATTTCTTTTGCTTCTGGTGTTAGATATAGCAAGAATTCCATTATGAAATAAAAGTAGAATCGGGTTCGAGAGCAATCCAATACTTAAGGTCATACTTAGTATTTGAAAACTCAGAAAGAAGTTTTGATGAAACTACTACATCATATGCTCCAGGAATAATCTTAATATTCTCAACCTTAAAGTTGAAGGTAAACTCCTTATCAGTTTCTCCAACTACAATAGAATACTCATTAGAAGTATCGTTTTTCTTGTCTCTAACAACAAGTTTCACAACTCCAGCCTCACCAATTGCAGAAAGATCTGGTAGTTGGTATACAGCAGCAGCTTTCACAAGTTTTTCCAAAGACCCACTATCCAATTGAAAACAAACATCTTTAGATGGGAGGTCGATTTCCTTATCAGGAGGAGAAACAATTACACTTGGATCTGCAAAGAAATACTTAACCCTACGCTTGCCTTCACGAATCATGAGATATGATTCTTCATCAAAATCAATATCTGGATCTTGATGCAAACTGAGACCATTCAGAAATTGATTCAAATCATAAACAGCAAAATCACGCGGAAACTGCTCACCAATTTCAGCCTCAGCAAGAATATTCTTTGCCATTGAAATTGTGCGGAGTTTGTTTCCAGATTTTACAAGAATTGAGTTATTGATACTTGCAAAGTTTTTAAGAATACCCAGTGTTTTTTCAGAAAGTTTCATAATTATCAGATGGTTTTTTGTGAAGTCCAGAGAAATGGTAGAGAAGAATACAATAGTGGATTGCTTTCAGAATGTCAAGTTTAGACTTTCCATTCTTTTTACCAAACCTTGAGAGATACTTGATTGCATTACTCCTACAAAATGGTTCGGCATCTCCAATACTCTCAATCAGATCTAGAGTCTGTGTTTTTGATTCTTTTGAAGTATAATGTGATTGATAAGTTCCTGAAAGATAATCACGAATCTCTTTCAATGTTTTATCCTCTTCATACTTCCAGAAGTGAGATGAACTCATGGAGTCAATTGTGTCAATTGGATTTTTTCGTATTTCAATTTGGTCATTACTATTCATAGACATAGTAAACTCATTTACATATTTTTTTTCATCTTCAGGTCCAAACATAATAGTAAAATGGGGAGATATCTCCCCCAATTATATCAAATAGAGTTGTATGTGTCAACAGAATCCTCCGTTGGCATCACAAAGTCTGAATCAACTTTATCATACAATTCCAAGAATGCTTGTTTAGTTTCTTCATCAAAACGATTCACACAGACTTGAATCGCCTTTGCTTTATCTTGGAAGATGCTATATGCACGGATAATGTGAACAAGACGACGAGTGCTGATGATTTCTTCGATACCACCATCATAGAAGGTTTTACGAATAATGTCACCCCAATCTACAAGACGCTTACAAAAATCACGATCTTCCACACCAAGATCCAGAGCGATACCTTCCAGAATCTTCTGTTCAGTTGCAGGAGTTGGATAAGACTGCTCAAAGGTCACAGGGAAACGCTCTAGAAACGCTTCGTTGAGCACGTTAGTTCCAATAAACCGACCGTCGTCCGAACCTTTGCCTTTAGTATTGGCGGTTGCGATGACATTGAATCCTGACTTTGGTTGAATGAACCTTCCAATCTTTTTAAGGAAAACTCCCTTCCCCTCCAAGATAGATTGGAGACAGAGAATCTTGTTACTTGCCAAGTCGATTTCGTCAAGGAGCAAGATAGCTCCTCGTTGGAGTGCTTCGATGACTGGACCGTTGTGCCAGACAGTAGCGCCATCGACAAGGCGGAAACCGCCAATAAGATCATCTTCATCAGTTTCAATCGTAATGTTTACACGAATCAGTTCCCGACCAAGTTGAGCACACGCTTGCTCAACACTGAACGTTTTACCGTTACCCGAAAGACCCGTAATAAACGTAGGATAAAAGAGACGGGACTGAATAATTTTTTTAATATCACCAAAGTTACCAAACTTGACGAAAGTATCATCTTTTTCAGGAATAAGGTTTTGTTCCACAGCAGGAAGTGCAGGAGGAGCTTGATAAGTACGTTCGATTTCTTCAACCTTTTGTGGAGTTACTTCAAGATTCCACTTACCACGACCAATTTTATAATCTTCAAGTTTTTTAGTTACAGTCTGATAGTTGGAATCATTCATTGCACACCAAGCACGAATATCTGCAGCACAGATATTATCTCCATACAAAGATTTAAGAGAAGTGCGAATGTAATCGGAAGAAATAGTCATAATGAAGTGGAGTGGTTTGTCTCAACATAGTAATTATACAAGAAAAGGAGAGCATTTAAACTCTCCTTATGACAGTTTTTTATCTGTCCACCAGTTGATGGTATTTATGCCACATAACTTATGAACTCATTAAGGATTTTTTTATTTGTTTTTTTAGATCTCAAACTCTTGACAAATGCATTCTTAATTTGTGTTTTTGTCGCATCATCAACAACATCAAAATCAGAATCACTAGACAATGTATTTGCAGATATGGCTAAGTAAGTATGATATCCAGAGTTTTGAATTGAAAAAGATCTATTCTTCTTCCAAATATTCATAATTTTTGCATATTCATCTCCACACACTTTATAACTACGAATAAAGTTTGAAGCATCACGATTAGCAATAACACGAATACCAATAAAGTTAGTTTCTTTAAAATTATCCCTCAAGTTTTCCAATATGGTTTTAGTAAATTGAGTATACTCTGGCAAAAAGGCATATGTATTTCCAGTTTTACGATCTCTAAGAAAAGAATTATCACCAATATAATTTACTCCAATATATTCTTCTTCTTGCCACCGATTTTTAAACTCACGGTGAAAACGAAGTGGTGCAGATTCTCCATCAGTCAAAACTACGCACTGAAGTTTTTGCACTTTATGACTCTTCATAAAGGATGGAATAATTTTATGAAGCGATATTAAAGCTTCATTCAAAGGAGTTCCAGAAAGTCCCATACCAACAGGAATAGTATAGTGAGTATATTGTCTAAAAGAATATGCAATTCTATAAATTGTTTTCATTTGCCTTTCAATTTCAACTCCATTCACACGACTAGTAAATAGATTCATCATAGAAAAAGTTTCATGAATCTGAATGAGACTTTCCTTCTTCTCATAGGAACATTCCCTAATATTTCCAGTCTCATTATCTACAACTGGATAATCATTTGTGAATGCATATACATCAAAGGGAATAGAACACTTTTTACAGAACCAAATCAAATTATACAATTGCTTAATTGTATCCAGCATTACTTCCGCCATAGATCCAGACCAATCTAGAATAAAAATTAGTCCATGATTTTTTCCATCGGGAATAGTAGTAACTTTTTTAAACATATCTTCATTATACCTGTAAGTATGAAGTTTAGAGCAATCAAGAACTCCTGTCCTAGAAATTGAAGATCTAGAATAACTATCGGCAGATTTTTTACACTCAAACTCCTTTACAAGATAGTTAACTTCTTTTTGTGCAGATTTTTTAAACTTTTCATAGTCCTCATCAACCCAATTGAAATACTGAGAATCATTATCTGCCCAATGTGTTTTACATTGGTGATGTATTTTTTCGTTAGAAATGATAATGTTATTCAGATTGAGATCCGGAATCTCAACATAAACATTCTCAGTTCCGTTATGATTAACCAAACTGCGGATGGATTCTTCCAAAGATTCCATAGTCTTAACAGTAGCAGATTCATCTCCAGAGTCATTTTTCTGCTCTTTACTAGAATCACCTTTTACATCATTTTGATTTGAATATTCTTCTTGCTTATTACCATCTTCAGATTCTTCTTCGGACTGATTATTCTCATTCTCAAAACTCTCATTACTATTCTTACTTTTTTCTCCATTACTTTCAGAGTCATCATCTTTATTCTCACTATTCTCATGAGAATCCAAATTAATTTGATTACTTTTATCACTTTGCTGCTCTTCACAATATTTGTAAAGACATTCTGCCGCAATCAAAGTATCAGCAAAAGTTTCACAAGACTCAATCATTTCAATGATTTCCATCTCTTTTGGAGAAAAACTAATATCTAAAAAGTTGCCAATTTTAAAATAAAGATTTGCTTTATCTGCAAGATTAAACTTATTAATATCTTCATTTTCAAGGCAGAAAAAATCCTCATCAGCAAGCTCTTTATAACCATTGAAAAAAGTCTTTGCCAGACCAGCATAACGACGTTTCATCAGTTTCTCAATGCGAGCATCTTCTACCACATTCACGAATTGTGGAAGGATGTTGTAATTATCGAACCAGTCTTCATCAGGTGTTTCCAATGCATGTCCGCACTCATGGGCAACCAGAAGGTCATACACGGTATTGCTTGCCTTCTCCCACATCGGCAGTGTCAGCACACGAGTGTGGACATTAAAGCAAGCAGTCTCTACTTTCTTGTGCTCCACTACAAGATCTTCGGTGGCAAGCAATTTGGCAAGTTGGGACTTAATTTCGTGTTTGACGGTCATAGGTCTGATTCGTATGAGACCATTATACAAAAAAAGAGGGTCTTGCGACCCTCCTATGGACAGTTTGAAAAGTGGATTTCAGTGCTCTCCCATTGCTGTTTGCTTACGGAGTTTTTTAGGATTCTTCGTTATGTTTGCAGAGTAATCACTATCATCACCCTCAGGGTCTACAGAACTACGATGTCTTGTGCTTCTTTCCTCATCATCCAAGTTTGAACGCATTCTCTTTGCTTCATCAGGAGAATAGGTTCTACCATCGTTGTACCATTCTTTACCAACGTGACCCCTCTTCTTAGCATCAGCAGAAGCTTCTCTACGCTTGAGTTTTCTGCGGTTTGCTTTGAAATCTTTCATCGTCATACCTTCTTCAATCATAATACTCTCTCTCCACTCTTCACTCATATTTGCCATGATCGCAAGTGCTGCCTGATTGGTATCAGCATAACCTTCTGCAACTAAGTGCTCTAGAATAACATCAAAAATATCAACTTCTTCTTTCATTTCCTCTTCTCTTTTACCAAAAGTTTTATGCACTAATGTATCTAGTTTTTTATGAAACTTCTCTTCCTTCTTTCTAGGGACACCACCATTCTTTGCTTCCTCAGCAAGTTTCAGTTCTTTAGGAGCATACTTAACTTTCTTACCATCTTCACGCTTCACAGTATAGTACTTCTCATCTTCTTTTCCATCAGGTTTATCAAGTTTAATAACCTCACCTTCCATCCCACTATCTTTACAGATAACTTCATCACCAACCTTAAAATGAGACTCTGAGATGTTATCATAAACAGCATTAAATGCTTCCATCAATAAAGAATATTGTTTCTGATTATCCATTTGTCTATGAATACTTTTTTAAATATTTATAAAAAAGAAACGTCTCCTTGTTGGAGACGTTTCTTGAGTGCTTTGAGACGTGCCTTTGCTTGTCTCAGTGCTTGAGGTTTAAGTTTTCGTTTCTGGGGTTTTCCAGAATTGTGTTGCCAGTTTGGAGTTGTCATTTTTCCAAGGTTTGTTATTGGACTATACGGGAAAAACCTTTTACTTTGTCAAACTTTGTGACACTTTCAAATTTGTCCTCTAAGCCAGTCTTATGAGAAATTACGAATACATTAGCATCTTTAATCACATACTTAATGATCTTCAAAAACTCTTCGGTACCAAACCCATCAAGTGAAGAATCAAATACTTCATCCATAATTAATAGATTTGTATTTACTGAGTTTTTAAGTCTAGCCACTTCTCTCCAAGTGAAGAGAAGTGCTAAATCAATTCTCATCTTTTCACCTTCACTGAAAGAACTATATGAAAAATCTTCATGAATTGGAGACTTCATAGTTTCATTGAACTCCTCATCCAATGAAAAATTAATATAAAAATCCATCATTTGAAGATAACGATTAACCTGCTGATTGATGAATGGTAAATATTTTTTGATGATTTTCGTTTTCACTCCATCATCTTTTAGAAGAGAATATGCAAAGTCGTAATAAACGATTTCTTCTTTTCTTTTTGATAATTCATCAAATACAGATTGTAGAGATTTCCGAAACTCTTCTAACTTTTCATGCTCAATATTTCTGTTTTTAAGTTGATCGGTAATTTTTTGAACTTCAGATTCAAGATCTCTGATTTGTCTTCGACTGAGACTAATCCGAGTATTGTTTTGAGAAATCTCATGATTGAGTTTTGTAATCTCCTTTGAGGTATTGATAAATTGACGTTCTCTTTCCTTTTCAGTGACTATAGTTTTTTCAAGTTCTTCATAACCACTTTTAAGTTCTTTTAATTTATTTTGAACGTCGTTAACTTTATTTAACCTAAAATCTTCCTCAATAGTTTGAGTACATGTAGGGCATACCGAATTATCAGTAAAAAAACTATGCTCATCTGCCATTATTGATACCTTTTGAGATAGTTTTCCTTTCAAATTATTAAGTTTTGCTAACTTCCCATCAATATCGGACATCTCCTCAAGTTTATCCTGAAGTTCTTTTACTTCCTTATCTAATCTCTCATTATCTTCAATATGATTACCAATTTCAGAATCTAAATCGGATATTTTCCGATTATTGCTTTCTATATTAGCATTTCCACGATTCTCAAGCTCTTCAATGAATGTTTCTTGCATTTTAATTTTGTCCTTTAGATTTTCTTTCTTAAGATCTAAAGATTTTATTTTTTCTTTTTGAGTTCGCATCTTATCTTTAATCAAAGTATTCATTGCAGAAAAGATACGAATATCTAAAAGATCTTCGATGACTTCACGACGATTTGCAGTAGTAAGTTGCATAAACGGCACAAAAGTGCTACTACCCAAAATTACAATTTGCGTAAATGATTTATAATTTACCTTGAGAATATTTTCTTCCAGTATTCTTTGGTTTGCACGGTCATCTGCTTCTTTATGCAGAAGATTTCCATTTACTTCAATATCAAATATATTTGGTTTAATTCCTCTACGAACAAGATAATCACGATTATTTACAGAAAACTCAATTTCAACTAAACAATCTCTTTCATTGGTTGTGTTGATGAGTTGATTTTTATTAATTTTACGGAATGCTTTATTAAAGAGAGCAAATGTCAAAGCATCAAGCATTGTTGATTTTCCTGCCCCATTTGTTCCTACAATGAGATTTGTGGTACTTTTTTGAAAGTCAATTTCGGCAAATGCATTTCCAGAACTTAAAAAGTTTTTATATCTAATTTTTTTGAAGGTTATCATTCTTAGGTGGCACTACAATATCGTCAGGGGTTATTACTGCATACTTGTAATTATAGAGCATACAAGTGCGAATGGCAAGGTCAGAATCAACTTCTACAAGTTCCATTTCCTCATCTTCTTCATCCTCTAGCATCAGGGCATAACGAGTTGCATCATCCTCTTCCTCAAAAAGAAATAAAACTTTTTGCCCATATTGGTCATGTACTGCATATGCTCCATCATCTTTTCTATCTTTAAGTGTGAGGAGATACATTATTCTACTTCGCAAGCTTGTCTATAAAGATCTTGAAATAAACCCTTAATAATGTTTTTGTTTAGATCAAACTCAGATTCGTCAATATATCTATTCAAGATAGAAAGTGTATTTTCATCCTCACTTATTTCAAACTCTTCGCTTTCTTGAATCTCAAAGTTTTCAATAATTTTTAAATCTTGTACACCAACTGAATATAACCTATCAATAAACTTCTCAAAGTCTTTTGGTTTTGTTTTCTTACGAACTATTACCTTCACAATTTTATTTTCATACTCCGAAAAATCAAAAGTTTTGTAATTTGTATCCTCATAGTAGATATTATAGAATAATCTATAAGGATTATTGATTGGAATGTGCTCTAGGGTTTCAGTATCAAAGATATGAAATCCTCTTGTATCATTCACATCATTCCAAAACATTTCATAAGTATTTCCTAGGTAAAAGACTCTTCCATTATCCGATCGAGTGTGATAGTGTCCCGAAAAGACGCGCTTGAACTTTTTAAGTAATTCGCAGTCCATACCTTCTTCCATGGTGTGTCCACGATAAGCTGTAAATCCTTTAAGCTCAAGGTGCCCCATCGCACACTGGCAAGATGTATCTTGAATAAGTTTGAAAGTTTGTTTTTCATTTTCTTCATTAATCCAGGGTAAAAATAAAATATCAAGTCCACCAATATTAACTTCTGTTGCTTCAGAATAAGTTTTTATGTTTGGATAGTCCTTAAGTAAAAGACTTGGAGAATTAATTGTATTTGAGTTTCTTAGAAAAATATCGTGATTTCCAATAATCATGTGTACGTCATATTTACTAAGAGGATCTAAAACAACTCTCCTAGTCCAATCCAATCCCCAAAAATCAATACTCTTACGGTTGTCGAATGCATCTCCCAAATGAATTACAGTAGTTATTCCATATTCTTCCAATGTTGGAAAAAATATATTCTCATAGAATAACTCAAAGTAATTATGTAAATGTCTGGAAGATTTCCTTGCCGACCAATGAGTATCTGTAATTAAACCTACTTTCATTTATTATTCCGATATTGGATTGCATCTTTAATCCCATTATACTCCGAACTATGTCCAGAAAGCAAGCTATCATCAACCATCATAACCTCATCAAAACCAGTCTTTTCAATAATCTTACTTTTAATGTCTAATTGCTTTTTTTCTTTCTGAATCCTTCTCAGAAATGCGTAGTGAATAATCTGAGTAAAGTATGCGAAAGGATTCTTAGACTTCTCTGGATCAAAGTTATGAATGTACTGCACACAATTCTCAATGCCATCAGAAATCATATCCTCACGAAACATATAATTCACAAAGTTTGGTTTATATGAGAGGTGAGTGGCAATCTTCAAAAAACACTCTCCAAGATAATTTGGAATTGGTGGTTTACCTTCCCACTTCTTTGCTCTTTCTTGCTTTGGTTGCTCAGTGAGATCTTTATTGAAAGTCTTCATATATGATTTTTCTACCTTTGATCGATAGACAATCATTGCCTCCAATAATTCTTTGTTATTTACGTAGTGTTCTGTCTTTTTCTTTGGCATAACATTGGTTTTTTAAATATATGATGAATTAAGTATAACATACATGTAAAGGGCTTGACAACACCTTAAAAAGTCAGTAGAATACCTTTGTTGAGGTTGATGGATGGGATCTAGCTTTCTTTAAGACCTTTAAAGATATTCTCTAGTTTCTCTCTAGCCTCTTGCACTGAGGATATATAACCCATCTTAGATGAAGGTTTAACAGATCCATTATAAGGACTTTCGATAGAGTCCTCTGAAAGATAATCATTGTAAAGTTTAATAATGTGAGAATCATTAGTTTCAGTCATTGTGATGACTTTATCTGGTCTAATGATAAACATATCATCATCCGATAATTCTAACCAAGGTTTTACTTTTACATATACACTACCTTGATTATTAATCATTTTCATGGTAATTGGATTTTGAAGAATAATAATTGGATCTCCATTATTATCATCGGTAGAAATAAGTGAGAATATTTCTTCACCAGAAACTAGTTTTAAAATGCAGTAAAACTCCTCTCCCATTAGTTTTTAAAAGGTATGTTTACAATTTCATAATTAAAGTTTTCTTCATTATAGATTTTGATTCTTTCTATTAAATGATTCAATGTATAATTCTTTCTAGACTTATAACTAATATCATCAGCAATATCATATAAAGTTGCTTTTGTTTTATTATTCCCTTTTCTCAGCACTCTTCCAATTGACTGAAGGTTTCTGATTCTAGATTTTGAAGGTGACGCAAATATAACATTATGTAGATTTTTGATATTAATCCCAGTGCTAAATGTTCCATAAGATGCCACAATAATTGCATTATTTTCTCTTTCTGTAATCTCTCTAACTTTTTCACGATCTTCAGTTGCAACTCCACCATGAACAAAAAAGACATGACGTTTATCAGTCTTTTCACTATTTATCATTTCATATAATGGTTGTCCGTGACCCTCCACTCTTGCAAAAAGAATAAGTGTATTTCCTTTTAAATCTAGAGAAAGATTACGAATAAACTTATTTCTCTTTTCATGATTGATAATATATTGAACTTCTTCTTCAAAGTTTTCAAACTTATGTGGTGGGTGTTTCAATAGAAGCACATTAATATCTAATGTCGCAACATGACCCTTTTTCATTAATTCATCAGTTTTAATAATCTTATAAGATGGACCGAATAATCCTTCCAAAACCCACTTATGCGTTTGAGATCCATCAAGAGTACCTGTAAAACCAAATCTATATTTGCAATCAGCAAGTTTTGTCATTATAGATACTAATGACTTTGATTTAAACTGGTGTGCTTCATCTCCTACAACAACATTAAATCTTGAGAAATATTGTCGGGGAAGTTTATAAATTGATTGCCAGGTAGTGATAATTACTTGAGAATCTGTTTCTCTCTCTTTCCCAGCGTAAATCTTGTGGCAGTATGAACCCACATCAAAACCATAATCTTCAAAATCTTTATACATCTGCTCTACAAGGGATGTCGTTGGCACGACTACGAGAATATTTTGTTCTCTCTCAACGTAATATCTCACAAGACAATATATCATTAATGACTTTCCAGAAGCAGTTGGAGATATCAATAATTTTCGATTATGTCTTAAAGCGTCGTATACTCCCTCAATTTGATAATCGCGTGGATCATACTTGCAAATAGATTTCATATAATCTTTTACACCTTCCTTTGAGATCATTTCATTGACCTCGAAAGGAAGACCATAAAACTTATTGTCTAAAAACTCATAAGTATAATCATGATCTTTGCAAAATTGTACTAAACGATCTAAGAGTCCAATATATATTTCCTGCGTATTTACATTGAAAAGATATATCTTACCATCCCACCACTTATTTTTATATGATGGTGAGAACTTTGCATTTGGTACTTCAAACTGAAATGCATCTCTTAATTCATAATAAACGTGAGGTTCTGCCTTTACCTGAAGATATACCTCGTTCTTTTTTGAAATAATCAAATGTGACATTCATAACATATCAGTTATGAATATTTATTTCTATTAATTGGAATGCTTTTTTATCCACAAAGTAACAGCACTAATAGAAACTCCAAAATAATTTGCTGCTTCTTTTCTTGAATTAAATTGAATTCCTTTATAAACACAAGGTTTTACTGGACCTTTAAATCCACTTTTTCCCTTATTCCAAGGTGTTTTCCCTTTGAGTCTTTCACTATGATTTTTAGATGCTTCTTTTTGTTTTTCCGTCCTGTTTTCGCCTTTTAAAATTTGTTTACCTTCATTATATTTGTAACCACTTTTACTTGGTGGAAGTTGCCCTCCCTCACAAAAATTCCAACCTATTAATTCTTTTGGTCTATAAGATTTTTCTAATTCCAATGCTTCGTTTAAAGATAAGTTACTACAAATAATTTCAATATTGGCACCATTTTGTATAGCACCCTTTACTTTATTATTATCTCTAGAATTTTTGTGCTCTTTAAATCTTCTTAATGGATCTTTAGAAATTCCAATATATCCTTCACTATATGGATTTACATGATTTTTATGTTTTATCCAATAAAGTGAATACATATCATCTATCGCATTATTAAGTATTTATAATATTAAGGTCCACCATATCCTGCTTGGAATCTCATAAACTCAATAGCATTCTTAATTTGATAAGTGCGATTTGAAATGGTGCGAATTACTTCCTCAAGAAACTTAAGCATAATATCATAATATTTAATTTTCATATCTATCTTATTTAACTTCTCATCGGCATCCATATGCCTCTGTATGGCGTCTTTATCTCTAACCTTATAGGGAAATGGTTCTTCCTCATAAACCTCAACAGGTGCCTTTCCAGTGTAGTAATTGTATCTCTCCAGTTTTACTTTATTAAAACTTTCCCGTGCTCTCTCACGAAGAAGAGTAATTGTGTTATATATGGTATAATATTTTGAGTGTAATTGGGGTATTTTTAAAGATTCATCATGTAAATTGTCGGGATCTATGGCAGAATCTCTCTGCCACATTTCCTGGATATCATCAAGATTCATAGGGGATTTCCGTCAGTTCCTAGGATACTGTAGATAGTATACTTGAAACTAGCCTCTGCTGTAAAGTAGTTGATATCGGTATCCGTTGCCTGAAAATCAAGTGAAGTTAAAGATACTGGAAATAAGTCCTTAAACTTAATCGTTGCAACTTTATTATAATTACTATTTAATATAGACAAACTGCCATCACTATATTGTTGTTTATAATCATTGATTCCATCTTCATTTGTAATCAAATCTGAAAACTCTTGAGTAGATTCTGGAAATCCAAGTCCAGTAATCCAATTGTGTAATGCAACATAATTAATCATATTTTCATCTACAAGAAATCTTAAGTTAAGATCACCATATTCAATAATATCTCCAGGAACATCAAGATTTTTTAAGTATGATGGTTGCTGCTGTATACTTAAAGTAATTTCTGGTATCCTCGCAGAATTGCAAAAAAATGAAATTTTAGGATATCTTGATAAATTAAAATCAAACCCTATAGGGGATAAGAAGTTTCTATTTTGTATCTGTCTATCAAAGGGTGTTGCCATATTTTTATTTTTATTTAGATAAAAAAAGAGGACCCGAAGGTCCTCTTGAGATAAATCTGTGAATATGAATCACATAAGATTGCTGACTTTGACTCTTCTGTAGTAACGGTTTTCGTTAACATTAAGAGCTCCAAGACCCTGGTTAGTTCCTTGTGCGAATGGATTAGCAACAAGACCATAACGAGTCTTGAATCCAATTTTTGGCTGGAATGTATCCTGACCAACTGCACGAACCATCTGGAGAGGAACGTATGGGCAGTAGAAGAGACCTGCATCATAAGGAGAAGAACCCTTATAACCAACAACGTAATACTGGTTAGCAGATACGTTTGCTGAATATGGGTCGATGTATACACGATACTTACCTTGAAGCACACCAGCAAAGGTGTTGCCAGTATCGTCAACATTCAAGTTTGCGTTGAGTGCAGGGGTGTAATCAAGCACACCAGCCATTGCAAGTGCAGAAGCAACATCTGCAGAGCAGATGATGGTGTTGCCCTTCCCTCTACGAGTCTCTTGTGCGATTGCGTTAGCATCACGCTCGATTTGGAAGATAAGACCCTTAAACTTCTCAACAGACCAACGACCGTTTGAATCAACGTCAAGGTCAAAAGTTCCCGCAGTTGCGGTATTTACCTGAGCACCTGGTCTAGCAGTCTTGTAGATAGTTCTGATGACTTCACGATTGATTTCAGCAAGAATCTCAGTGCTGAGAATGTTTGCAAGCTCAGCTTCTGCATTCAGACCGTGAATTGCCTTCAGATCCTGAGCAAGCTCAAGGCTGTATTCTGCTTTCAGAGCACGGCTCTTTGCAGTAACAGTGACCTTCTCAATCGAGAATGCCATCTCGTTGAAAGCACCAGCACCGTCACCAAGATCTTCTGCTTGGTCGGTTCTGAGACCCTGACCGACATTATATGCGGTAGAGTTAATTCCGACAGGATTGAGGATACCTGGGTTGCTACCTGCCTGAGCAGTAGTACCCATACCAACGTTACCGTCAGTCCATCCTTGAGTGTTGTTGAAGCTTGCACTCTGACCAGAGAATGCGGAATCTGCTTCGTTGAAGAATGCTTCGGTTCCAGTCTGGCTCTCATAACGGGAGCGCATTGCGAAGATAAGTCCAGTAGGACCATTCATTGGCTGAACGCCGCAGATATCATACGCAATTAGATTTGGCATCGAGCGTCTGATAAGTGAAATCAGAACGGGATCGAAACCAGCAGTAGGACCACCAGCAGCAGAAGTGCCACTAAAACCACCAGCTCCAGTAGCATTGGTTGGAGCTTCGGAAAGAAACTCACGCTCTTCACGAATAGACTGCTCTTGATTTTCTAGCAGGATAGCGGTGACAGCTCTACGATGTGAATCTTTGATAGGATCCAAACCTTCGTAGTCTAGTAGTGGACTCCACTTCTCCTGCAAGTGCTCTACGTTGAACATTTGCATTTGTTTTACCTCTTTAAAAGTGTTAGTTTGACTTATGATTTAAAAATCACTTTTTAGAAACTCTTTGGAGTGTCTGAAGATAAGTACCCATAGTACCGTTTACATTCTGAATATTTAAATCAGTTTCTTCAGATAAATTCTCACCAAAGTTTCTTTGAGTACCAGCATTAGATGGGAAATAAGATTCCCTCAAAGTTACCAGTTTCTCACGATAGTTGTCTTCACCATCAAACTCAACATTTTCAGCAAGAGAAGCGAGTTTGTCTTTCTGAGAAAGTGCTAGACCCTCAGCGACTTCTGCAAAGATTACATCAGCAACTGACTCTGCTAATCTTCTATTCAGAGCAACATTTCTTTCGATTTGCTCGTTGAGTTTTCCTTCCATTTCATCAAGTTTATCTACCATGCTCTCGATTACATCATATTTATCTTCAGGAATAGTTACATAATGTTCTTCAAAAAGTTGCTTCATTCCAGAAAGGAATGATTCAGTCATTTCAGTTTGCAAACCGTGACCGATTGCAAGTGCATTTTCTTGAACCCACTCATCAGCAACATACTCAAGATAAGCATCAAGTCTTTCAGTGAGAGATTCTTTGATTGCCTGCACTTCTTCAATTAAAGCATCCTCATATGCAGTTTCCATTTCTTCTGCGATTTCGGAAACCTTAGAAGAGATAGCTGCTTCAAAAATTGTGCGTGCTTTTTCTTGAAACTCTTCAGAAAGTTCTTCACCTTCAAGAAGAGCATTGACATCTTCTTCGATATCAATCTCTTCCTTCATTTTCTTCATCATTTTCTTTTTCTTATCATCCTCTTCCTCTTCACCTTCCTCTTCATCATCTTCTTCGTCCATTTCTTCGGAAACAATTTCCTCTTCATCATCATATGATTCGGCATCTTCCTCATCTTCAATTTCTTCCTTGACACCTTGCATAGGCATCGCAGGCTTTGCCTTTGCATTTACAACATCTTTCACTTGAGAAAGAGTTTTGCTTGCAGTATCAAGTTTTGCTGATTCGTCATCTGGACGATAATTTTCAGGAGTAGGACCACCAAGATCTTCCCAACTACCAGTTTGACCTGGAGTTGCTGTATCTAAAGATTGCATTGGTTCGGCAGGTGCTGCCCCTTTGGTTACTACGTTTTCCATTTCTTGTAAATTGCTACCAACGGACATTTGTTTAGATTCTTTTATTTAATCTATATTTATTTATCAATTTAAAGATTTGAGACGAATTTAAACTCATATCTTTTTTTAAATGTTTGCTTAGAAACATTAAAATATTCATAAGCATCTTTCATACAACCAAATTCTATACCATTGCAAATAATTATTTTTGAGTTTGGATTTTTTGATCCCTCATTTCTTTTAATTGGATTATCTATGTATTTTTTATCTATTTTATAATTGGGTTTATGAGAATTTGATAATCCAATTTTTTTCCTATGCTCTTCAGTGAGTTTTTTATTGAGATTTTTATTTCTTAACTTTTCTTTATGCTCTACTGATAGTTCACATCCAGTTCTATCTGGAGGAATACTATTTTTATTTGTTAAAAACTCTTCGTAATATTCTATGAGGTATGATTCATATTTTAATGAATCTGAATTTGATATATTTTCAATAAATTTATATACTATAGGTTCAAATCCTAAAAGTCTTATATTTTTAATACAATTCAATTTGTCTTGATTATAATTTGCATATCCTTTTAGGTGAGAATAACATCTGTCTTTTTTACCCTTTCCAATATAAAAAGGAATTCTATTAATCGGATCTATAAGAGCATAAACGTAATGTTCTTTCATTTACAACATACTTAGAAACTTTTTAAAATGCTGAAGTTTTCTTTCTTCAGACAGTCTTTTTCTTTTCGCATCATTTTCAATGATATTTTTAATAGATTCTGCTATCCAAACTTTTTTATTTGAATCATAAACCCATTCCTTACCTTCCATGATTCCTTGCACAAATGCATCGGGTGCAGAAGGATCTGCTACAATGTCAGCGGCAGTCGCTAACATAAAATCTTCACCAACAATTTTATGACCTTCATTAGTCATCTTAAGTGAACCTACACCACGAGAAGACACTCCAAGAGTTACACCCTCACCAATTAGTGATTTTGCAATTTTCCCCATTGGTGTCTCAAGTAGTTGAGCTTTACCAATAAAATTATTTCCATTACGATATAACTCACAAATCTTATGAGAGACTCTATCAAGATTGATGGTGGGACCATCTGGATGTCCAAGTTCTCCAAGAGCACGCCCCTTTAATACAAAGTTTTCATTATATCTTTTTACTTCCTTTTCCATAATTGAAAAAGGATACATTCTCCCATTTCTGTTTACACATTCAGATTGAAGGAAAACACCACGAATGTAGTGTCTTTTATTAGCACCTTTTCCTTCAGTGATAAACTCTACTTTTTGGATTTCTTCTGTGATGAGTTTCATTTTAGTTTGTAAATGCTACTTTATTTGCTTTTATTGAAGTATCTGTCCAAATCACATCAGAGGGAGTTTTTTGTAAAAACTCAACATGCTTTGTTGGCATCGTGAAATATTGACTTGTTGCAGCTCCAACAACAGTACTGATAGCAACTGTAACATCTCCACTATGAGAATTAAATAATCTCACACAGGTTGCATCAGAAATACTAGATGCAGATCCAGCACTTGTTGTTGTGCTTTCCTCAGTCAAAATTATCTTTGTAATTTGCATTATTCTTCACCCTCTTCTTGCTCACCATTAAACATCATGGATGCAACTTCTGGACGAGCATCATCAATTCTTTGAGATGCTTTTATGTACAAAATATCTTTAATTCTATCAGAAATATTGGACGAAGATTCGCCAGTTGCAATCAAATCGACAAGTTCTTCCATAAAAGTTACTGTATAATTATAAGACTATTTATATCTTGCCACCTTTGGGCTCTATTTCAACATCAGTTTCAACTGGTGGAGCTTCTTCAGGTGGCATTTCTTCTTCTACTCCTGCCTGCTCATCTGGGATTGGATTTCCCATTTCATCTGTAGGAACATTTGGATCTGGAAGAATACCTTTTTCAATTTCATCCTCTATCTGCTCATCAATTTCGATAATTTCAGAATCAGTTTGTCTAAGTACTTTCTTACGCACATACTCAGTGGAGTAGTATTTTCCAATATAAGGTTCAATTGTAGTTGCAAGACTCAATCTATTTGTAAGAAGTTCTGCTTCTTTTAATTCTGAGAAATGATTATCGTAAAGAAAATCATATTGAATATGGTCTTCCATTTTCTTCCAATCTTCTGGAGAAACAATATTTTTCAGAAGAAGTTGAGTACGAAGCATGTCATTAAACATTTGAGAAAATCTTTTTCTCAAACGAGCAACAAACTTTGAAAACTTAAGTTCATCCCTCAATATTTCAGAAGATCTACCTAAATTAAATCCATCTCCACTTCCAGCAAGTCTTGATTCTGGTACTGAAAGTGCTCTGTAAAGTTTTTTCTGGAAATAATCAATATCAGTAATTTCTCCAAGATTTTGACCACCTGGCAAAGTTGTAATTTCAGTTCCACGACCACCTTCTCTACGAGGGAGCCAGAAATCTTCAAGCATACTCATAAACTTGCGATCATCACGAACTTCACCAGTATTTGCATCATATACCAGTTTATTTCTATAACGAGACATCACTTCTTTCAAGTACTGCTCAGCCTTTACCTTAGGCAAGTTTCCAACATCAATATAGAAAATACGTCTTTCTGGTGCTCTTGATAATCTATAAATCACCAAAGAATCTTCAATCATTCTAAGTTGATTTAATGCTTTAATTGCCTTGTGTAAGTAAGACAACACTGTACCTTTATTTCTATCAACTAATCCAGATGTACAATATGTTACTGAGTCTTTTGCAATTTTAATTGAACCTTTAGAGGCACCACCAATACTACCCGAAGGATAATTTGGAGTTGGTGAGTAGATGAAATATTCTTCTATCTTTGAATAAGAATCTAAAGAGTTTGAATTGGGAAGAAGTCTGTTATTAACATTTATTTTACCTCCATCATTCGACTTTACCTCTTGTCGAACGTGCTTCATTTTCATGGGATCAACATATCTCAATTCTTGAATCCCATCATGAGGTTTCTTCATATCAATAACTTTGAGATAATATAATCTTCCATCAACATACCAATTTCGGAATATCTCATGACTTTTTCTATCAAAGTCCATCATCTCTTTGATAGATTTAAACTCTTTTCTAATTATTTCCTTTAGTTTATCACTTGCATTTAAGTTTGTTAGTTCAATTTCTACAGGAGAATCATATAAATCACTAACGATAGCTTCATTTACAATATCTTCAATTGCAGAATCACACTCTGGGTGAAGAGACATCTCTCTATATCTCCTCATCAGATCAAATTCTGTTCTGTATATTCCCTCAATATCTACGTATTGACCATAAAATCCAGATTGAATATAATAATCAACCCCGTCCTCATCATTCTGAGGAACGGGGGATACTATAGATTTGGACTTTTTCTCATTATCATCAATCGAAAAACCAAAGAGTTTCGCCATGTTATAAACTTATCTTGTTACTGTGTAATATTTAGTTAATGTCTTCACCACCTGCTGATTCAGAGGTTCCCTTGATTGCTTCCCACCAGAGAACTTGCATTTCAACAGTAAACTCTTCAATTGCCTCTGTATCATATGAAAGGGGAATTGCTGAGATTGCTGTTGGGAATAAATCGTAGAAATGGTAAGATCTTAAGATAGATCCATCACGATTTAATTGGTGTACAAATGCATCAGCTTGATAAAGTGCTGGATCAGTTTGTCCAGTACTATCAGATAGTCTATTGATATAATTCGACCACTTTTCAAAGGAAGATCTGATTGAAAAATCAGTATCGTTGATGATAGTAATGGTCCAAGTTTCAAATGTGCGATCTCCAGCAACTGTTAGAGTTCTTCCTCTAAAAGCAACAGGGATGGGTGTAATATTAGATGCTGGAAGTGCTGCAGTTTTTACAAGGAATCTTGTCTTATCTAAAGTATTTGAATCAATTGCAACTGCTGCTGGAAATGATAGTTCAACTTCAAATAGATTACTTCTGGTGCCACCACCAGACATTTTACTCTTAAAGTCAGTAATTTTCCTTAAGGGAATGTTGTTAATTTGATTTCTGGTTGCCATTTTTTTAAACCTCTAGGTTAATTAAACGTTTCCGATAACTTCTTCAAAGTCAACACCAGTTTTGGTGGCAATGAATGTTAGACCGATGAAGTTAATCGATCTTGATGGTTTGATGTAGATGTCAGCAACGAATTCATTATTATCTATCACAGCAGCAGTGTTATTTGTTTCATCGCAAATAACAACATAGTCGATGATTCCTCTGTTAGATTGTACATCACGGAGGAAAGGTTCAATAGTGTTTACAAAGTTTGTTCTTGTAACTTCATCATTAAACTCAAACAATGCATCTTTAGCAGCTTGAGAAATTGCATTTTCAAGGTAAATAAACAATCTACGCACGTTGATTCTGTCAAATGCTGAAGCTCTTGCAAGACCAGTTTTATCGCCAAATAAGATGATTCCTGCTCCAGGAGAGAAAATTACTGAGTTTACTCTTGCAGAGTAGAGACGATCTCTTTGTGATTTGGTTGGATTGTAAGGAAGTTTCACCGCATTTAAGATAGCACCTCTTGTCGTTCCCGCAGGAGAATACCATGGGAAGTTGTTGATGTCATTGCGAGCACAAAGACCTGCAATATCACCATTTAGTGGCACATATCTAAATGTATTTGAGAATCTATCATACATGTATTTGTATCCACTATCAAAGATTGCATATGAAGATGAAGCAACCGATGAATAGAATGAAAGCACATTATCAGTAATGTCTGCAGCAGATCTAATCGCAACTGCAGTTTGATCTGAAGTATCTGTAAGTGCAGCACCTCTATATGGTGAGATGAATGCAACAGCGTCTTTTCTTAATTCCGCAACGGAAATTAGTTTATTTGCAAGAGCCTGAGCAGTTGAAATATCATAAGCAGCAGATCCCATCAATAAGAAATCAATGGTATAATTATCGGTAGATTCAAATAAATCGTATCCATCTGACAACTCTGCAAGAGTTGCTGTTAAAGAACCAGTTGATGTAGTATTAGAATTGCCGTTATAATTTAAACCTCCAGCAAGACTATCTGTAGAAGAACCAGAAGCTGCGAAGATAATACCTTCAGCATCTTGGTCCCAACCAACATCAGAAGCAAGATTAAATCCAGAACTAAATCCTGTGGTTACAACTCCAACAGGAGCTCCCAATCCATAAATGTACTCGGAAGTGTTTGCAAGGTAACTTCTCCAATACGATGGACTTCCTACAGAAAACTCAGCATCCGATGCCTTAGAAAGGCTGACATGTTTTTCAAGAATCGTGCCAGCATTTCCAGTAATAGTTCCGAGTGAGTCAATAACTACAACATGTACTTCATCAAATCTGGAGTTTCTTGCAGCTGCGTATGCAGAAGTTCCAGGACGTGGTGCAATATTATTCCAAGAAATTGTGGAGGTAGTAGTAACACCGATTGTTTGTTGGTCAAACCAATCTAATTGAGATGTATAAGAAGTGCTTGCGTAAGATGAAGACTGACCATTAGTATGAATTGCTACACTTCCAGAGTTTGAAAATGCATAAACTCCCGATTGTTGATAATCCACATTAGTTTCGGTGCCAGCGGCAGAAACATGTGAGATTAATTTTACCGAAATATTACCATTACCAACTTCAGTAATAATTCCCTTCAAATATCCATCTAAAACTGAAGTAGTTCCAGCGCCAGGTAACACAGAACTAATGGATTGAGTTACTCCATATCCGACACCAATGCCTGATGTAGTAACACCTGAAAGGATTTGATCTGCTTTGGAGTCAATGATTGCAACTCTAACTCCATTTGACCAAGATCCTGGATTTCTTGCAGCAACTACAACTCCAGAAAGTGTATTTTCATCATATCCAAGAGCATTATAGTGATCTAGACTGTCAATTTTGACACTTGAAGCAGTTCCTACAAATCCATTTCTTAAATCTGCATCATTAGCTCTCACAATTCTCATGGATCCACCATAAGAAAGATAAGATGATGCTGACAACCAATGCTCGTAGTGCTTATCAGTTGAATATGGCTCTCCAAAAGTGTTTAGTAAATCATTCTCATTCTCTACTAAAATAGGTAAATCTACAGGACCTTTCGCAAATGGTGCTACTAATGCCCCAACTTTGTTTGAAGAAGGTGTAGTTCTTCCAATAGTTAAATCAACTTCCCTTACTACAATTCCAGGAGATGCTAAATTTAGTGGCATCTGTATTCTCCTACATCCAGAATTATTCTAAAATTATTTATAATTTATCACTATTACATATAATCCCACATAAAACTTCTATCTCCATATTCATCTACATACCATCTATCACCAGATTCATCAGTAAAACTTTTATTAATATCTTCAAATCCATCAGAAATAAATCCAAAAGGTGCCATATCTTGATCTATCTGATTTTTTTGCTCTTCATATATTCTTTTGCGAACATCATTATCCGTCATTTCTTTAAAATAATCCTGAGCAACTAACCACGAAAAAATAACCATACACATGGCTAAATCATCATTGCAACCTTCTTCTGCTTCAAATGAATTGTGTTTTTGAATAAAAGTAGTAAGCTCAGAAATAATATCATAATCACATAGTAATATCTTATCATCTTCTAAGAGTGTTTTAAGATTGGAGCATCCAAGTTTTTTAACTGCGGCAGTCATTCTCACTCCAAGTTGAGACTTTTTACCACTAAACCCAGTGCCAACTATCTGCCCTGCCCGACCTCTCATTGATGCCATTAATATATTGTCATATTCCAAGTCATAATGTAAAATGCTTGCAACTTGGTCTCCAATATCATTAACTTCCACCAATAACCAAGCATTATTGTAACCTCTTCCAACTTCATCTACAATGCTTGGAAACATCATTGGTTTTATTTCATTATTTCTATATTTGGCTACAACTTTATATGGAAAGTTTGTAATATCAAAGACAATAAATGCAGAATAATCATTACCAATTCCACGAGCAACATCAACAGTAATTAAGTAATTATTTCCCTCTACTGGATTTTCATAAACATATATTCCTGCATTTTTCTTTATTGGATCTTCGTATACAAGATTTCTAAGTTTTGATGGATTAATAAGAGTATTAACAGATCCTAAAAATTCACATTCAAACTCAACCTTAAACTGCTGCTCAGAAGTATTAGCAATAGTTTGCTTCTTCCATTCCTCATCTCTTCCTGGAACTTCGGACCAATGAACATCTGTCGGAACATATTCATTTTTTCCCTTTTCAGCATCATGCCACATACGGTAGAAATGATTCATACCGTGAGGTGTAGAAACTACAATAACTTTAGTATTTTTACCAGATGTGATAGTAGGATAAACAGATGCAAAAAACGAGTCAGCAACATGATTTGGAACGAATGCAAATTCGTCCAAAAATAGAATATTAAATGACATTCCTCGAACAGCACTTGCAGAAGTAGATGCTGCTAATATTTTTGATCCATTCTCAAGTTCAATAGATCCTTTATTCCAAGAAATAATACCCTGCTGCATCCATTTCGGCAGATTCTCATAAGATGTTGCCAGTCTTCCAAGAAGTTCTCTTGCGGTTGCTGCCTTGTTTGCTAGAATACCAATATTTACGCTGTCATTAAAAATTAGATAATGAAGGAGGTATGAGACAACTGTAGTTGAATTATGTGTGGGAATAAAAGTTCTACCACACAAAAATAAATGATCTTCACTATCAACCTGTATACAAGCAACAGGTACACTATCAACCTTTTCTATTTTATGAATATAATGTCTACATTCTTGTTTTCTTTCAGATTTTGTTGAATTGATATTTGCAATTTTTCTTGGAAGATTAAATACTCTCTCTTTAGTTGAAAAAGATACTGTATAGTAATAATTTTCTTTAATTTCTTTCCTTCTTATATTTGATTTTATGCCCAAAGAAGAAAGTAACTCAACAACCTGTAAGATTATATCATAATTTTTTTGATAGAACTCAAATGATCTACTATTTTTTCTGATTGAACCATCAGTATCCATTAATCCACGAAGAAGTTCTAATCTGTCTTCGTAAGAAGAACGAAGATACTTTAATGGAATATGCTTATTTTTAAGCAAATCACATTCTTTTAATTTGGAATATAAATTTCTAATCTTAAATCTAATACAGTTATTAGATTCTCTTTCATATTCTACATCAAATTTTTGCTTATAAAAGTCATAATCATCTTTATGTGCTATGATTCTACCGTCCGATGAATAACCATCGCCTAACCATACGCCAAGCAAATATGGATCAATATTTAATTTATTTTTGATAAATTTAATTGGATTGGATTTATGAATATAAAGAGAACCTTGAACACCTTTTCCTCTTTTATTTACTGATTTTTTTTGATACTGTTCAAATATTTCTTGAGAAGTTATAACTTTTTTTCCAGTTCTCCAATATGAACTATCAACTTCCCATAAGTGATTTGCATCAGCAATTATTTCTTCTCCGTTATCAAAATATAGTTTATAACAATCGTGATTATACATTGTTTCAGTTTTCATTGTAACTGAAACCGAATTGCCAGATGGAGATAAAATATTATCACCAACTTTAAGATCTCCCATAGTTGTCCAACCATTTGGAGTTGGAATTGGAGTATCTAACGATAAAGCTTTGCCAGTCTGTCGTGGCATTTTACAAATATTAAACCTATTGTCGTGAAAGTTATTAATTAACTTTTCCTGAAAATGATAAGGACTAAACTGCGTCAAACCTTTATCAAGAGACACGATTTTGATATAATTCTTAGCAAAATACACAGGATCTTCTTTACACTTTAAGAATTCAATAACTTGCTCTTCAGTGAACTCAATCGGTGTATTAGCCTTCTTCAGTAAAGGGTTTCCTAAGTAAACGTCACTCATAAGAATTACCTACTAATCTCTTCCCAGTCCAGTGAAGCAAACACATCAGCACCTGCAGAATTAGTAGCACATACGAGTGTTAATTCATAAGGTGTTCCAGTTAATCCATTTCTTTCTAACTGAAACTTAAAGAGTGCTTCCCTGAGAATATCTATTGATGTTGAAGATTGATTTGTTGAACTAAAAAATCCAGATGCTAGTATTCTCCCACCACTTATACTTGTTCCACCAATTTTATACTCAACCGCACTATCAATACCAGCATCAACCCAAGTTCCTCCACTCGTTGTTGCGGATGCTCTTATTTGCCAATTATATTCTGGACCATTTCCTGTTCCCATTAGAGATAATGCAGTCAGAATAACAATCGCATCTAATCTATTTGGAGAAGATTTAAGACGAATGGAAATAACTGGATAATAGGTTCCTGCTGGAGATGGTAAATCTACTGGTGATGTAATTGGTGTATTTACTGCCTGTTGTAATCCACGAAGTTCATAACCACCTTCAGAAATTACGGTAGAACATACTTGTTTGAGAGTGCTTGAACTTGTTGTAATTCCAGTATTCGCAATCTCATATCTCAAAGGTAATACTGCAGTTGTGATATAAGTTGATTGGATAATATTTGCGTGATGGAATGAATGGCAATGAATAAACTGACCATCAATGACAAATCCCATCCTGACTGTACCAAGGCCCAACCACTCAATATCCATCCAAAGAATTTGTGCTTTGGTGATATCTAATGTAATACCAGAAACCCCAGTGCCATCTAACTTGTCAATATTCCAATCATCTTGTGTTACTGAAGTTTCAGTGCCAGTAGATAAACTCCTCTTCACAAAATAAGGTGTTGTTCCATTAATCTCAAAATACATTCCATTATCGGCACCAAAATAACCAATTCTCTGTCTTAGATTTTCTTTTGGTGTGGCAGGAACAAAGGTATTCAACACAAGCAAAGATTTACCTGGTTGATATGAGAATGTCTTTGTCGTTTCTCTAATCACTGAACAACCAGCAGTAGTTCCAATCGCAATATCGATTAAACCTTGAGTAGTTACAAATCCAACTGTAGAACCAGTTCCTACAATCAAATTTTCCCAAAGATTATTATCTCTATATCTGTGGGAACTATCAAATAAAGTAAGTGGTTGAGATGTTCTAGTTCTTCCAAAAGCATCTGAGTTTATAGTTACTGGAAATCTGTTGAGATCATCGACAATCCTTCCATCTCTAGTTGCAACCCCAAAAACTTCAAAGAGACTTCTCTCTTGATTCAAGAAGTCTTGTGTATTCTTATTCCACTGTGCCATTAATCATTCACCCCAAGTTAGTTTTTCTGGTTGATATCTTTGTGCGTTTTTGATTCTAGAAGTTTGATTTGTTGCTGGATAAATGTTATGTACAATTGCCCCAGGATACTCATCTTGTATGTGTTCAGTTAGATC